GTTCTCCTCCTAACTGGTTATCCCGGTACAGCCTGTGATCACCGCGCCTGCGCGTGGGTTCGACAGTTTGACCTCATAATCGGTGCGGCCCTCGTACCATGTGCCTTCAGGGAACGTATCATACTTCTCGCTGATCGTGATGATGTCGCGGTCTGAGATGATATCGTTGTTGAAAGCAAACTGTACGACCATGGCACTCGTCATTAGCCCAGGGTTCGGATCAACATAGCCGATCCACGCCCAGTCGTCTCCGGTCGCTGCAACAGCATTTTCCCACATGAATCTGAGTGCGGGAGTTTCAAGACGGGCGTTCTCGTCGTAGATCGCACCGGCCTTGATAATGTTCAATCCGAAAATGGGCGAGGGCAGCATACCGGTCTGCAACCACTGGATACCGAACATGTACTTGATGATATCGACAAACCTCTGACAGTTCATCAATGCATCATAAGTGACAGGCGGTAAAAGCAGCGTATTGGCCTGACGGCCACAATGGAGTTCGACCGCACGAGCCGCAGAATCAATGTCAACCTTTGGGTCGGCATCGTCGCTGTCCCATGTGACATCCGCAGCAAACCAGTGAGGGTCGGTCGCATCAACGTAGTAGTTGGCTTCAGTGAGCAGGATATTAGCCAACTGTGCCTCACGGTCAAGGGCAAGGTTCTCAACGATGAGGTCGACGCCCTTGCGGTATTCCAGAACCGACTTAGCCGACATCTTGGCCTCGCGGTCACCAACATAGTGACGCTTACCATACTGCTCGGTCGAATACGTCGCTTTGTCGAGCTTGAAATTCAACTCGGTCGGAACGCCGCCATGAGGAATACGTGTGTCGTGGCTGATTGTCTTCCCTTCAATGGGAAGAATGACATGGTAATCTCCCGGGTTCTGATCGACGGGGATCACAGGTGCAATCTGGTTAGCCACGAGATTGATATTGTCGTAGAAAAGTGCTACCGCATAGTTGCTCAACTCGGCGTTAATAGCAGCTTCTGCGGGCATTGGGTGTCCAGACATTTTTAGTCCTCCGTTAAAAAAAATTAATCCACAGTACCCTTAGCGTGAATAGTTCGCAGCGGGAACTTTCTGGATGAAGATCGTGCAAGTGTGGTTAATACCCTCACATGCTGACGCCATGAAACCGATAATCTCTTCTGTCGCGGGGATTGCCTGCTGAACACGTCCGGCAGCATCGACCGATACCCACATCCCAGCAGTAAGCGCCGATCCACCGAGAACCGGTACAAAGCCCTCCATCGCAACAGTGACTTCGATTGAGTCGGTGCCTTTTTCTTCGGCCTGATATGCGGCAATCTGAGCAGCCGTAACGCCGTTGGTAGCGACACCATAAGGGATAGTCAGATTGGTACACGGGATGACAACGCCATCGGTAGCACCAATAGAAACTACCTGACCCTCAAGGATCGCAACGAATGCGAACTTCTTCTCGATGGTCAATTCATCGACTTTCTTTTTGTCGATATCGACTGTTTGTTCAATACATCGTGTCATTACTTCTTCACCTCCCGGGTGGCTCTGTCAAGGGCAGCGGCATGGGACATCTTCGGATCGTCCTTCTGGAGTTGGATCCTTCGTTCATCAACGCTCGTGTCGATGCCGTGGGAGCGCGCCTTCGCAAATGGATCACTCAAATCCTCATTCAGGATGTCCCTGGCGATCTCCAGCTTCAGCTTGAGTTTCCCGCCATACTTCAATGCGTTCTTTACGATACTCAACGCGCTCCGCCTGTCAGTCCCGACAAGGATCAGTGGTTCGTCGGGAAGCAGCGCCAATGCTTCGGCAAGACCCATATCAACCTGCGCTCCGGTGATATAGCCCTCGGCCTGCATCGTTCTAACCTCAGACCGGATAGATTCGTTACGTGCCGCTTCAGCCTTCTCTGCAAGCTCCGCATATTCCTTGCGAAGCGTTTCCTGAGCTTCCATTTCGCGGCGCTCTGTCAACTCGCGCATCTCGATGGTCTTCTTGCTCAGGTCTTCGGTAGAGCCGACTTCGCGAACGATAACTGTGCCAGTTTCGGTAGCAACAGTTTCAGTTTCAGGCATTTCATTGCCTCCTTGTTGTGATAGATTTACTAAATCTTTTATCGATTCAACCCCTGTGGGGGAGTCTTCTGGCTTGTCCTGCCACGGTGCCGACTGTTCCATCTTGGCATAATACTTTTCGAGGTTCTGTTTCACTGCTTCTACGTCTGCCTCGGGAATATCTGCCAACGATTCAGCCGCGGCGATAACCGCTTTGGGAACAACCTTCAATTCGCCATCGACAATATCGACGATGGGCATCTTATAGCTCTCGTGCTTTTCCTTTTCGTCCGGGTCATACCAGAGATGGAGCAGCCGATACATAACCCAATCAATACCTCCATCAACGCTTGCGATTTCCTGCCGCCTGGTCTCAGATGCTTCGATATCCCACTCGGTTTCGGCATCGGCCATTGGCAAATCCTGCAATGGGACAACGCCCGATAAGGCGACATCTATCGCGGCAAGGTTTCTTTCTCCGATCCACGCCTTGGCTTTAGCGAGGGTCCAATCCATCTTCAAACTGAACATCACGTTCTGCATTACCATCGATGCAGCCTTGCCGCCATCTGGAACATATTCGGGTTTGAGCTTGCCGACAACAGCCATTATCCCGGCATCGACATCAAGCTCGATTGTCCTCAGTGTCTTTTCAAGGAACCGGGATGGTTGCCGTACCTGGTGCCTGATATAATCCTCGGTCTTCTCCCATACCAACTGGTTTGCGATGGCGCCGAGAGTTTGTCCGTCGTTCATTCGATCAACCTCCAATTGCCGCGTCATTTGTTCGGCTTCCTCGGGCTTGAAGATAATCGGCTCCATGCCGACAGCAGCGGGTGTATTGACCCCGAGCAATGAGAATTCCCACAGGTATGGGATGCCGGGAGTGGGATGGAACGATGCCCATCCGATAGAGCGTTCGTTATATTCGCCGCTCTCGATCATCGCCTTGCCTGAGTCAAGGAACCCGACCGTGGCCATGAGCCTGAGTGAACCATCAGCAGATAAATCATCCTCGAGGCGTAATGCCAGAACGTGGCCGAATGCAGGGCCGTAATACTCATGGTCTTTTGCAACCTTGGCCCTGAGCATTGCCGGGTCATAGATGAGTGCTATTTCCTCGATGAACTCGCGGTCATATCCCGTCCAGTTCCAAGTCCCTTCGCGTAAAACCTCAACGTCCTGGATTAGCGCGTATTCAACCTGATATGGATCGCCTTCATATTTCATTTGCTCACTCTCCCGGTATTATTCAAAGTCATCTTGTATTCTCCGCTATTGCATTGGCCCATTCTCGAAGGAAGGCAACGACTTCGGGATGCCACGGCTTACCCATAGAAGAGGGATCGTCAGATGGATCAGTAAGCTCCTCTATCTGCGTTGGCAGTCCGTGGCCAAGACAAAACATCTTGAATTCCTTGGTCTCGCACATCTCATTCCAGAGCGTAAAGCCGGTTGTTGAATTCATTTTTTCATTGTCGCTCATGCTGCATCCCTCAATATTGATTTCCATTTCCCGAATTTATCCATCGCCCGTGTCTTCGGTGCTCCCGATGTCTTCCCATCCCACTCGTCCTCAAACACCGGGATCAAGTCGCTGCGGCATTGATAATGTAATGGCGGCACGATGTCGAGGCTTTCGGTATCGTCTGACTTGTATATTTGACCATCTCGCTCCATACACCCCGGAGTGGTCCGGTCGTCGACAACCGCCATGAACTCCATCGCGGGTATTGCGGCCTTGCCATGGTCGGTTCGCGCCGCTTCCATATTGCCACTTACGAACGATGTCGAAACGTTGGTTCGGAATATGTTTTCGGCGTGGGCATCTGATATGACGACATCCCTGACGACCTTCTGGAACTGCCTGATTGTTGAACCATCCGCGAGTGCTTTCTCCAGTGCCGGCTTAAGTGTATTTGCTATCGCATCTTCTGATAGCCGTGCCGCGGTCAATGCATTACGTCGGGACCAGCCGTCAAGCGCCTTGAACTCTTTATCAGTGAGTACCCGTTTCTTTTTGAAATGCTCGATGGCATCCACGGCTTTCATGGGCTTCCATCGCGCCAACTTCTCGACACGCGGGTCGGGTTCCGGCGCATTGCTCTTGCCCTTCCGTTTATATTTTGGCAGATCGGTTACGATGAATATCCCGTTCAATATCCCCCACAGCAACGTATCGTGCATGGTTGATCTGAATCGCCTGGTATCCAAATCGAACTCATCGAAGTGGGCCAGCGCATTCTCGATGCTGCCCTCCTTGAGCAACCAGAAATCTATCTGATCCGCATACTCATCGTATGATGGCTTGCCGGCCGTGTAGGATGCCTCTGCTATCTTATCCTTGGTATAACGGAAATTGTCCTTTCGGTTCTTCAGCATTGCGAGTGCTTCGGGCAATACTTTACGAACGGCTATATCGTCCCCGGTACCGCCGCCCTCATCGGGATCCAAGTCCTCATCTTCCTCTGTCCCCTCGTCTGGAGATCCACCGGTGCCGCCGGTGAAACCCACCGGGCTAATCGTTTCCGCGCCTTTCTCGGCTAACGGCAATCCAAGAAGATTCGCGGCATCCTCTATTGAAACCGGGATGCCTAATTCGGCAGCGGTCTTGAGGCTGTTAATCGTCAACATAACATCTTTTTGAGCCTCGTAGTGCTGTTTGAATTTGGGCATTTCGGTAACGCCGGGGAAGTTCAACTCGACGATGAAGCGGATAAGTGAGTTATTCAGTGCCGCCGCCAATGCCTTACTGTCTGACTCATTGCGTTCCTGTAACCGTTTCTCGTGAACTTCACCAAGCGCGCGCGTCCCACTTTCAGATGTGCCACTTGAAAGTGTCGCGCCGAGCAACCTATATATCATCTCGCTATTACATCGTTGAATCAGGACATCGCCGAAGTTGGGATCGATCTTGACCTCAGGAAATACTATCTCGTGATCTTTATTGATGACGGCATATTTTGCTTTGAGCAGTATCTTCGCATCTTCTATTAACTTTTTCTGTTCTGTTTCGTTTGCCGATGGGTCATACTTCATTATGACTGACCCGACAGCGCCACGTTCTGCCGCTCTCATCCACTGCTCGAACCCATGATGTTTAAACCACCACATCCAATAGACCGACCGCAACAGTGACGTGCCGTATGGGTTCTGATAGCGGGGCCGAAATGCATAATGGATGAATTTAAAGGGAGGCATCAATTCGCCTTGAGACGATCCGCTGGTCCCGCCGGTAAATAATAGGTTGCGATCAGCGTCGAACCTGAACCAGTCCGGAGGCTTGCTCAGGATGCGGTCCGGCACAAGCATCTGCTTCCCATCGATCTCCGCGTCCTTCCAGACAATCTCGCTAATGGCGTATCCGTTGCGACAACCCGATAGAAGTTCCTGAAGGTCCTCATCGAAGTTATCGAGATCGAGTAATGCCTGCTTGACATAGTTGGCAATCTCAATATCGGCATCCTCTTCCGATGCAGGAATGATATCCCACGGTAACCGCGCAACCGAATCAATGCGGGTCTCGATTAGACCGGCAAGGACTGAATCGGAATCCGACATCTCGTCATAGAATTCGAACCGCGACTTTCCCTTGTTGCGTATAATTAAATCACTGGCCCGATATGTGTCACCGCCGCCAAAAAAGCCAGCATACTGGGTTTGAGCCTTGGCTATCTCATCGGTCAAGTCGGATGCTCTATAATTAGACTTTGGCACAACGGGATCTTTCGTTGCGAGACGGTTTGACATACCCGGGAATAGGAATGTTGCAACCCTCGATGGCCAGTTTTTAACTGGTTCTGGTTCGTGTCGTCTCAGGTTTTTACTCCGTTTCTTAGCCATTAGTAACCTGCAAGTATCTTTTCAACGTCTCTTACTTCTCCAACGATAGTCCCCTTCTCTCCTGCTTTCTGGTACGCGATAACAAAATATCTCAGGCAATCGGGAAAGTGATCGTCGACATCTTCTGGTTTGTCATCCACCGGCTTACCATCGATGACATCCTTGTAGTGATAAGCCAGCATTTCAAAAATCGCATCGGTGCATGTTTTAGAAATCAGCAGTCCCGCGGTGCCGTCGCTTCTCACCTTCAGGAATGGCCGTACTCCCTTTATGCCGGGCTCTATCTTCCCCTTATCGAAACGCACTATCGGAACACTTGCCCCGAGCCCCTTGATGAAATCTCTCGCACCACCCGGGTCTTCCGTATCCCATATCAGACCCTTCCACGGGAGCAATCCCTGGCGGGCAACTATTTCACCGGCATCATAGGGCGTTTTCTCGATGAACCTGTTCTCGCGAAAAACGGTGATACGGTCATAAGGATCGATCTGGAAATCAGCCACCACGAACTTGCCGCGCTTCTTCTCTTTATCCGCCGCTCTCCAGCCGGGATCGCCGACAAGGAAAACGGAATGCTGCGGGTCATACTGGATCGGTTCTTTCGATACGTGGATGTCCTCGTCGAACTCCTTATAGACCGCCCCTGTTCTTTCGGGCCTCAAGCATAGGTATTGGGCATTCCACGTTTCCTGGTCCAGTGTCGCGGCGCGATCGATGAAATCCTGTAGCGGATAGAAGCCGTTCGTTCTCCTGGCCTTACCCTGGCAGCGTTCCCACGCCGGACAGCTCCTGCAATCCCTGGTGGGTGGGCATCGCTCCAGCACTTCCCATATGCACCACTTGTAGATCGGGACACCAACTGATTCGGCCCAGAGTAAAAGTTTCTGGAACGGACCATATGCCCGGTCGCGTGTCGACGTATAGATGTCAATCCTGTGGTTGCCGTTCGATGTCTGGGACATGCCCCGAAACTTTTCAATAACGCCGCGGCGTTCCAGGGTTTCGACTTCGTCGAGGGATGCCCAGTTGGGATGTCCACCCGAGACCTTTGGCATCGTTGCCGGATGAATCGAGATCGAGGATCCGTTTATCGCCTCGGTATTAGTCCGCTGTATCTCGCGTTCCCTAAACAGATGATTCAGGTGTTCCGACTCAGCAAAGCTCCTGAAGTAGTCATAGCAGATATCGGACTGTGTCGTTACCGAACCGAAGTGGTTGATCTCCAACGGCGCCCTCAATACCATCCCGGCATTTTCAAGTATCGCCAACCCGAGAGTCTTCCCCCCGCCTCGATTGGCAAACCCGACAGCCGCGCCACCATTGCATCGACCGAAAAAGATGTCTGCAATAAATTGGAAAGGTGCAACGTGATTATCACAAAACGGATAGCGGGGTACGTCATAACCCAGGACTAACCGGATGTAATCGTGTAAGTCGTCATCGTTAAAATCGCCATTTTTAAAGCATTCAACGTATTCATCTGCTACGGACCTTAGATCGTCCGGTATTATGTCTGGGAGCTGCATCTACCTTCTCCCGTGGCGGTGCCAGCTTTTTTGCCAACGCCCTCCGCTTACCCGGGTCGCTCATTACTTCCCTGAGTGCGTCCCGTAACGATTCACCGGCTTCATGCGTGTGTTCGTGCGAGACGTTCCCGGTGTTCTCTATCTGGAGCTTTACGTCAACCGCGACGCCCTCCATCCTCTCCAACGTATCAAGGGCTTTATTCGCCCCCGAGTAATCACCCTTGTTGATCGCCAGCACGAAGACCTGCCGGCGCCGTTCCAGCGCCCGTCGCTTTTTGAGTGGGCGATCCTCTTTCTCTTCCTCGCGCCACTTCTTATAAATACGTGCTATATAATTTTCCGCACTCTTACGGCAAACATTCCACTTGTCCATCGTCACGACAACGGTCTGGCAATACCTCAATCCTGATGCCAGAAGCGACTCGACATAGTCAAGACGTATATCCATTTCATGACGTTGAGATTTTCCCTTCCCGCCTTGTGTCGGTTGGGCTTTTCGCTTTATCAACGCCGATGCTTTTTTCTTTTTGTTCGCCATACGGTACTATAACCTTACAAATGCAATCCACTGTTCTACGGTCACACATGGGGCAG